ATTCGGACATTCCGGTCCTAGGGAGCTTTTGATATACCCCAGCAAAAGCGAAAACTGTACAACTGTACACACAGGTGCTTCCCAGACACCCGGTCAAGAAACCCACGTTTCCTGCTCCAGAAACGCTCACACGCCGATAGCTCGAAGAGCATTCCCGGTCCTTGAGACAATTTCAACAATGTCGGCAACGCCGTTACCCATGGCCACGGCTTGCTGCATGTGACTCGCCCACGTTGATTCAGTGGACGGCTTGTGCATGCGGCAAGCAGCGTAAGCCGGATTGGACGGATCAAACCGAACGCGCCATTCACAACAAACCAAAACCTGCAACTCAACGGCATCCGGGTTGTAAATGAAGATTGGATTAAAACCTTCCTGATGTTTGGAATGCACGCTGCTGAAGAAGATGGCTTGGTCATCGGATTGTTCCAGGGTGGTGAATTTAGCTAGCTCACTCATATTGTTTGGAACAGCATCAACATGCACCCCGCGTAGCGCCAACTTGCCTGCCGAGCACATCCGGGGATTGGAATAGCTCACAAGATTATCGGCCAATTCTTGATAACTAGTACTGTTATCTCCCTCAGCCAGATGAACCTTGTTCTTGCATCTACCAATGTACACCATGCCTGACGAGGCCTGCAAAGCTTCCTTATTTAAGACCTGGATCGAGAAGGCTGCCGGCGTTACCGATGCGGCACCCCAAGCATCTGACCTCATAGAAGCAAATCCATACCGATAAGCTGAATTCGTGGCGCTGCGCAACGTGCTTAAAGCCGAGTTTGAGCCAATACAATACATGTTGCTCCATTGCCCCGCATCGGAACCGACGTCCATAATCGGACCAAACAGCGCTAGACGTCGCTGGTTGTCCGTAGTAGGGTTCCAAATCGCAGTGGTGCGAATGATTGTGTATGGCGCAACTGCTCGAGGAAGTGCTAAATGCGGTTCTGCAAAAGCGTTCCAGCACCCGAGGTTAAATCCACGGCGGCCACCGCCGCCACGACTCTTCCTCGATCCACGTTTTGAACTGCGTTGACCACCTCTCGGCTTGTGCTGCCCACCGCTCCCAAAAGGAACGTTGGTCACAGCACCAGCTCCCTGTTTGATCCCCACAGTCAGCGTCGTGTCCTTGATCGCTCGACGACGCGCCATCGTAGTGCCCAACGCAACAAACAACGTTCGACAAACGGAAAGAAATTGTCAACAAACGTGCAGAAGAACGCTTGAAAGTATGAAGTTATGCTATTTTTAGCAAAAGAAGCCGTGGACACACCACGGTAAAGAATTCGCGCTATTGGGAGAGCACCAAAGCGTGTTAATTGTATAGAGTACAACGCTATTGGGAGTGCACCAAAGCGTATTGATTGTGAAACTTTCACGGCTACAAAAGGGCGGGAGCCAAACCGCCGGTATACGCAATACCTGTTGCCAATTAAATTGCCCATAAAAGGTCTTTGTTACATGTGTCAGTGCCCTGGGCAAAGGTGCCCAAATGCTTCTTGAACTTGGAAAGAGAATCCGGAGAATTCCTAACGACAGAAAGCATAGCGTCGACACGAAGGCCAAAATCATTACTCGTACAGTTTGCCAACAAATTCCACGCAAGCTTTTCAGGCTTATCATAGGAAGCTGTGCAATGTTTCCTGTCAACGTGATGAGACGTAAATGGCACTACCCCGGATGGTTGAATAACAACATCGCGGCTCTTGGTGCCAAACTTCTTGGCTGCTTCTGGGTTGAACCCAACGTCAGCAACCATGTCATCACCGTTTCCTACAAAGTTCTTAGCTCCACAAACTTTAGCCTGGCTGTGCCTGGTGAAAGTGTTATCTGCAGTAGTTGAACTTTGGCCAGATGTGTTCACGCCTTCTTTGTTGCAACGCCAAATTTCTCCTTTGTTCTCACAAACGTGCTTGTAGTTGAGATGAGCAAGAGTCAT